GTAATAGTTCTGGTATTGAAGCCAAGATGTATAAATTAGATAGCCAATTCGCAACGGTTAGTCCGTGGGATGTAACGGCTAAGTTCTCAAAGAACTCATAAGATATTAAAAGACTCACTCTCTCTTGGCACCGAACTTTAACCGCGTAGCCTATGGTAGTTCCACAGGAATAATTCCAGATGGCGAAGGAGCGAGTTTAACAGTCGATTGAGAGTGATAGACGGGGCTGAACATAATTCTACGCTTAATTCCCTAAAGCGAGGATAGTTCAGTCCCGTCGCCTGATTGGAGATTAACATGGAATATTTAGGATGGATTGTAATTCTATTATTCTTAGTTCCGTTCGTATATATTAGAATATCATGGAGATGTAGACATTGTCACTTCTATCAAGATGATAAAACAATATGGCAATTTCTTAATATTCTTAAGAAATGCCCATATTGCGGGAGATGGTAACATGGACAAAAAGCACGTTCATAAGTTCAGGAGGCATACATATACAACTGGAAACATAGTGTATTTCTGTGCGCTTCCTGATTGTAATGTTAAAATTAAACCAGTATTAACTCTTGGTAAGAGAGCTATTTGTTGGTTGTGTGGTAATGAATTCATTATGAATGAATATTCTATTAGGTTAGCTAAGCCTCATTGTCAGGATTGTCATAAGATTAAAAGTACTGGTAAAGGAGAAGGAGAGGAACCTGTAGTGTTAACTCCATCAATACCATCTATAGCATTGAAAGATAGGCTTCTAGGATTGACAGCAAAGGATGATGGAGAAGACATATGACAAGAAATGAACTGTTATCTGAAATGAAAACTACAGCTAACTCTTATTCATCTAGTGAAGATAAATACATTAGAGAAATGTGCCGATTCATTATATTCTGTCTAAGTAACACTCTCATTACTCAGCATATTAAGGATGCATTACCAGAGGAATTAGAGGATAAAAAATCATGAAAGCCAGTGACCTACAAATCGACGCTTACACATCTATATTAATGAAGTCACCTCCAGGATTTGGTAAGACATTAGCAGCATTATCTTTTGCATTGGAAGGACCAGTGCATGTTAGTTACTTTGATAAGAAGAAGCCGGTAGAACTATTAACTTATTTCACTGAGAAAAGATTTGGAGCTAAGGCTAAGACTATCATTAACAATATTGAATACGATGTATATGGTGCTCACAATGCACATGAATATCTTAATAAGATGATAGCATTGAATGAGGATTGTAGGTACTTTGCAGTGATTACAGATAGTGTTACGAATCTTACCGCGTCAGCGGTTAACTGGTCATTAGGTTGGAGAGATCCTAAGAAAGGTAAGAAAGATAAACTTAATAAAGATGCTCCTGCTATGATTCCTGATTGGGATGAATATAAGGTTGAAACTTCTCTAGTAAGTCAAGCTCTAGACTTGCAGAAGTCTTTACCATGCCATGTTATCTGGACAGCGCATCCATTACCATCAATCAAAATTGAGGGCAGCGGTGCCAGCCAGAAAGTTACTAAAACGAACCCAATTGTTACGTATGGTAGTAAAGTAGCTGGTATGATTCCAGGTAGCTTTACTGAAATCTATCATCTTAGTCAGGTAGGTAATTGGGGAGCTGAAGGTGGTAGCAAAAAGAAATTCATTTGTAATCTTGAAGCTATTGGAGATGAGTTTGCAAAGTCTCCATTAATGGGTACATATTATAAGGAATTAGATTTTACGGATAGATTGTTCTATGAGGTTTGGAAGGAGGCGTTAGATGACGTAGCTAGAAGATCAAAGGAGGAAGTGGAATCCACAATAGAAACTACTATTAATCCATCCACAACTGAAAACAACCCATTTGCAAAGCGTTGGTAAAACTTGATGGAATACTCTACTGGAGCTAATCAGATTGAGCCATATGATTCTCCTAAGATGGTTAGAATGCCAACCATGAAGGAGAGATTAGAGCTAGCCGTTAAGGAAGCTGAAATGAAACTTGCTAACGCTAAGGAGGCTAGAGCATTATTCGATAAGAATCCTGATTTGGAAAGGCTATTAGACTTACTTCAACGTAGTAATTTCTAAACCTGAATCTTTAAGAATAAGAGATTTACATAAACAATATTTATCTACTAGATTTTATTGGACTAAAGAGTGGTAACAGAACGAAGAAACAAAACCGTAAACCAAACACAAAAGGTAAAACGACAATGAAACAATTCCTCACACCGGACGATCTCAAGAAGGGTGATCTAGCAGAACCTGGTTGGTATCCTGCTGAAATTACTGATTACAACGAGAAGGATGCAGATACAGATAGCTCCACTAATTGTATCTTCACCTTTAAGGTCTTGGATGGTCCGTCTAAGGGTATTTCCCCAAATAAGCTGTTTAATGAGAAGGCTCTAGGGTTTGGTAAGAATCTCTGGAAGACCCTTGGCTTCCCATTTGATCCTGTTAAGGGATATGAGCTTAGTACTGATCTATTTAGAAAGACTATTGGATATAAACTTGAAATATATATTAAGCGTGGTAAATCCAATAAGGGCAATGAATTCAACGACATTGTTGACTTCAGGCCGTTGAAGTAGTTCTCTAGGGTCATGCTTACTAATCCAGCAGTAGGCATGACCCATTCTTTTGAAAGGATAAGAATGAGTTATCTCTTAAGCAAACCGAAATGGATACGTCGAGCCGTTGAGACACATAATTGGCATGTAAATAAAGTAAAGGATGATGATGGATGGACTATATCAGATACTGCTAGAGTGTTAAAGAGATCCTATGGTAGCGTGAATGAAGATTTACTAATAGCTGATTGGTATGAGTCACATGAAGAAGTAATATCCAAGTTTAGACATGCTAATCAGGCATTGAATTATATTAGACTCCAGAAAAAGAAGATTGAATCTAGAATCATAGACTAATGCCTAACTACGTACCAGGAGTTGGTTCCCTAGCTCCAAGATTAATGATTGTAGGAGAAGCTCCAGGTGCTCAGGAAGATGCCCAGAAACTTCCAATGGTTGGACCGACTGGTGAAATTGTTAATGATTTATTATTTAAGTGTGGAGTACATAGGTCTGAAGTATACATCACTAACGTAGTTAAGTTTAGACCACCTATGAATGATTGGGATAAGCTACATCTTATTGGAGTAGATGTTAAGCAATCAACTGAGGAACTTTGGGAGAATGAGATTAAAAGACTTCAGCCAAACTGTATACTTGCAGTTGGTAACAAAGCCCTTAACGCTATTTGCGGTGTCGATGGAATTCTTAATTATCGGGGTAGTATACTCAGTGCCGTTGATGGTATTACTAAATGCATACCGACGATACATCCGGCAGCGTTATTCAGCCGTTCTACAGGCGAAGATGAAAACAAAGGTGGACTCGAATGGACGTGGATTAAATTAATAGAAGCAGATTTCCAGAGAGCCGTTGATGAATCACTTAATCCCAAAATTGAGTTACCAGATAGGAACCTAACCGTAGCACATAACTCTTTAGACGTGCATCGTTTCTTTAGGGAGTATGAACACCTTGATAAATCTGCAATGGATATTGAGTCTATTAATTGTGTTCCTGTCTGTATTGGATTCGCTTTTACCAGACAGCATGCTATCTCAATACCGTTGCTACGTAAGATTGGTCCTCATTATGTTACTGATATGGGTGATAATGAGATGGACGATATATATAAGATAGTCTATGAGAAATTAGCAACGCTTAAACTTGTTGGACACAATCTTAAGTATGATGAATTCAAATTAACATTGATGGGATTCGGCGACCGGAAATTTAGAACTATGAATGTTTATTCTGATACATTAATTAAAACCCGTGTCATATTTCCTGAGATGCCGAAGAAACGGCTGAATGATGTTAGCAGTCTTTGGACTAGAGAGCCTTATTACAAGGAAGAAGGAAAAGAATTCAAGTTAGGAAAATTCAAACCCGAACAGCTTCTATTGTACAACGCCAAGGATTGTGCAGTTGAGATAGAAGTCGATGAGGAACAAGAGAATGACCTCATTCAATTGGGTAATTCTTACGGAGTCCCACTAGTAGACTATTATTATAATTACATGATGAAGAAACATAAGTTCTATCTACGTATGGAGAATGTAGGATTTGAGACTGATCATGCTAGGCAATTAGAATTACGTAAGAAATATACAGTGATGCAGGCTGAAGTTCATGCTCGATTAGTAGAACAAGTAGGACGAGAGATTAATGTAAAGAGCTATCCTGATATGTTCACCTTGTTGTATAAAGAAATGAAGTTCAAAGTTCTAAAACGTAACCCAACTGCTGAGGAATCAATCGTAAGGTTGATGTCTAATCATGCCAAGAAAAAAGGACAAAAAGAAATACTCACAGACGTTCTCGAAGAAAGACGAATTAGAGATCAGAAGTCGAGATATATTAATTTCCAGCCTGATTACGACGGAACTTGCAAAACGTCCTACAATATCTCAGCTACTGAAACGTGTAGAAGCTCAACTTCCATTCTCAAGAAGCCAGTTAGACCGAAAAAAATTGGACTTGCTTTTCACACTATCTCAGCGCACGGCAGACTTGCGAAAGATATTAAATCAATGTTACGACCAAGAAAGGGTAAAGTATTTGTTAAAGCCGACGCTTCCCAAGCGGAAGCAAGAATAGTAATGGTTCTAGCTAAGCAGTATGATATACTTGAAGTAATAGATAAGATTGATATACATCGCAGGACGGCTGCTTTGATACTAGGTATGACTAGAGAGTTAGATTTACGTCCAGTCTTTATACCAGTGATAGATGAGCTGGGCAAAGACAGCCCGGAAAGATTTTGTGGTAAAAAGACTAGACATGCAGGTAACTATCAAATGGGCAAAGGTAGATTCATGTTAGAATTTAACACCGATGCTCAGAAATTTGAAATAGACATTAACATTAGTGAATGGAAAGCAGGCGAAATGATTCGCTTGTTCCGCGAAGCTGATAGTAGATTGGAGAGTAACTTCTGGAATGACATTACCGAAGCAATCAAATCCACTCGTTGTCTTATTGATCCGTATGGTGGTATTCGTATTTTTAATGGTCGTATGGATGACGAATTGTTCAAAGAAGGTTATGCGAATATTCCGCAAAGGACGGTTAGTCATCTTGTCCAAGGTGCTGGATTAAAGATAGAAGAAGAATTAAACAACGATGATGATGGCTATTTCATTGGAGAGAAACACGATGAATTAATAATGGAAGTACCTGAGAATAATTGGGAGCCATATGCTCAGCTTCTAAAGAAGTATATGGAAGTGCCAATTGATTTCAGCCGTTACTGCTCCATTAAACGTGATTACATTTTAACAATTCCATGTGACGTTGAGATTAGTAATACTCATTATGGTGATTTCCAGAAAGTAAAGTTAGAGAAAGTCGCATGACGTGAAATCTAACTCCTGGATTCAGGATTTAATATCTGAGCATCAAGACGTAGAGACACCAGCTAGTTGGATATATTGGAGTCTAGTATGTTGCATCAGCGCAGTAGCTGCAAATCAATATACATTAAGAACTCTCAAGGGTAATGTAGTCTATTACCCAAATATCTATGTCATGCTTCTGGGAGAATCAGGACTTGGAAAAGGATTTCCCGTTAATCTGGCTAAGAGGTTGGTACAAAGTGCCGACTCTACTAGAGTTATTGCTGGAAGATCTTCTATACAAGCTATCATTAAGGAATTGGCGACTACAAAGTCTGCTCAAGGAAAACCCCTCATTACTGACTCTAGGGGATTTATTGTCAATGGAGAATTATCTACTGCTATTATCCAGGATCCAGACAGTCTCACTATTCTTACAGACCTATACGATAGAAACTACAATACGCAGTGGAATAATTTACTTAAAGGTGATGGAGTCGAAAAGCTTAAAGAACCGTACATCACATGTCTTTTCGGTAGTTCCCCCGCACACTTCTATGATAGCATTCCTCAAGCTAATATCGAAGGAGGTTACATTGGTAGGAACTTGGTCATTTACGAAGAATCAAGATCAAAAGAATTAGATCTACTTGATGGACAGGAGGAGAGCGTAGATGATGATAAGTATGAAGGATATATAGTTCCTAAA